TCCCTGGATCTCCACACCGAACGTCTCTCTGGCGATCACTACGATCTCCGCCGCCGTCTTGGTTCTCAGTTCATCTATGTTCAGCTGCTGAGCCATTGTTTCCTCCGAGAAAAAGGGGCCGGGGTTTCCCGGCCCCTGGTTTAGCGTCCCTTACCCGGTATCTCCTAGATCAGCGAGGCGCTGATGCCGCTCATGTCGAGGAACACCGCCACGAACTTCATCACCGCAGTGTCGAGATCGTGCCCCGGGTCGAGGTAGATCCCGCGTGCTGCATTGCTGATCGTGCCGATGCCGACCTCGTCCGCCGCTCCCGCACCGCCGCCGTTCTTGACGAGGGTTCCGACAGCAGCGTTGAGATTGACCGCGTCGATGAAGGCGTCCGTGTTATCCACGAGCCCCACCTCCCCGGTGGCCGTTGCGCCCTCCTGCGTGATGACCTGTGCCGACACGTGGAGAGGCACGTGGTATGCGGGGATGTTGAACAGCTTGACGAGGTCGGTGGAAAGCACATTCTGCTCGGAGAAGTCGATGATGAGCTCCTCCTTGTAGATGTGACCCTCGTTGACTGCGCTGCGCCCTGCGGCAGCGTTTCCGATAGTGAGATCGTATGTAGGCATGCCGTCGCCCTCCTTACGCCGTCTTCTTCACTGTCGCGTAGAACAACAGGGAAGGCTGAGTCACACTCCAATCGTACACCTGCAGGCCCCGGATCAGATCCCCAAACGTATTGGGGTTGCGGAGCTTTTCGGTTTTGACGATCTGTGTGGCATAGGTGATTGCCTCGGGATGACCAGCCAGGATGTAGTCGTATGTGGACGACTGATACAGGTTGGTCGTGCCGTAAATCTTGGTCCGATCGATCGTGCCGATGAAACCGGTGCGGAGCATCGATTTCCCGTCCCCCATCTTCGAAGCATCCAGGAAGTTCGGATTCTTCTTGATGAGGCCCTTGAGCCAGTTGGGCACGAGTACCCACCGGTTGCCGTCGTCAGGGACGAAATTGTCATCCATCGCCACGCCGAGATCGACCAGCAGATCCAGGGCATCGTCCGCATCCATCGTCTGCTGGCTCCACACCTGGTTGCCGCTCGCCACGTCGCTGTAGACATCCGCGAACAGCTCCTTGTCGATATAGTTCTTGGTTTTGATGGACGCGTTGTCCGTGACCTTCTGGACCCACGGGACATCGGACTGCCGGCGATCAACATCGTCCACCGGGAAGTTGAAGTACACGCCCCTGGTGATGGTGAACTCGGCGCCCTTGTCCTCGACGGCCTGCGATTCGAGCTTGAGACCCTTGTAGTATCTCCGGATCTCGACCTCCGGATCTCTCCGGATGATCACCTTGTCGCCCTGATCCTTGATATCGCCCTCATAGTTGTGATTGCATATCTCGGACGCCAGGGCCTGCTCGTAGTAGTTTTTCAACATATTACCCGACCAGATTTCCGGTACGAAATACCCGTTGGGAATCTGGCTGTAGCCTTGTGCTGATGGGAATTGTCCTGCCATGTTAGGTCATGGTTACCTCCTACCGTTCCGTTGGTGGTTCTGTTACGTATAGAGCTGGGCGTTTCCGCCCGGCACGATCCTGTGTTCGCTCTGCGCTTTCTGAACCAGGGGCCACAGCTCGGCCCACTTCACGTTGTCTCCGCGGCAAACCTTCATAACCTCCTGGATATCCGCCTGGGTGACGGGCATGCCCGCCCGGAGCTTGTTGATAGCGTCCTTGGGGGATGTGTCCGGTACGAGAGGTTTCGGGGTCCGATCCCTCTGCAGGTCTCCTGCCGCGCTGTCGATGCGCTGCTCGGTGATTGTCTGCAGGTGGTTTTTGCCGTACTCGCTCTGCGCGAACTCAGTGAGGATCTTGATGGTCATCGCGGCGGTGGCACCTTCGCCGGGTTTCGAGGGGAACAACATGCGGAAATAGTCGCTGCCTGCCTCGTGGTGGAGCAGGAACTCGTCGAACTCCTTGGTGAGGTATGGGGCGCCGTTATCGTCCACTTCGCCGCTGAAGATCATGGCCTTCCAGTTGGGGTATGCCTGAGCGATCTTGTTGTAGTGCTCTTTGACTACGCGCTCCTGATCTTCTGTTGCCTTGCGCTTGGTGTCCTCGACGATGGTGTCCATCACCGGTTTGACCGATGTGTCGAACGTCTGCTCCATGCTGGTGATACGATTCCCGTAGGTTGCCCGGAACTCTTTGAGATAGTTCACGAGCGGTCCGAGGGTATCGGGGAACTCTTCGGCCAGGGCTCCCAACGACTCCTCTGCCGCAGCGAGGTTGTCGGCCTGGGTGCTTGTCTGTGCCGGTTTTCCCACATCACCAGGGCTATCCACCTCGGCTCCCTGCTGCGATGCAGCGGCCTGCTGCTGAGGTTTTCCCTGGTCAGTTGGCTGAGCCGAGAGCAGGATCTGGATCTGACTCTTGAGATCAGCCACCTGGGTTTTGAGCTGAGAGTTCTCATCTCGTAGCTGAGCATTCTCTCCGCTCGTGCGGTCTGCATAAGACCGCAGGTGGTCGTAATTCTGCTGGAGCTGCGCGGCGTCGGGTGGGCTCGCAGATACTTCCTGCCCTACCTTGTCCGTCGAGGGGGCTGCGGGGCCTGCCGTCTGCTTGTCCGCCTGATCGGACGGGGCTGCTGGCACGGCTGCGCCTTCCTGGCCGGGGGTAGGTCCTCCCTGTGCCTGCTGCTGTGGATCCGCTGCGCCAGTGGCGTCCTGGATGGGGTTGCCGTCCGGGCCGAGGCCGAGGATTTTATACCCTTCCGCCGCCGAGTCTGTCGCTTCCTTGATCAGATCCATTTTGGTTCTTGGTGCCATACGCTTCTACCTCCCTGGGGCTGCACCCTCTCTGAGGGCCGCTTATCCGTCTAAACGGTGTGGAATCCGCCGCGCCGGGGTACGAACCCATTGCCCGCATTGTCCCTCGAGGCGTTCTCCCGCTCCCGTTTTGCATCCATGATTTTCCGTGCGTCCGCGAACATGCCGAGGATCTTCTTGTAAGCAAGGGCTTCCTGGCGCGCGGCTTCGCGCTCTTCCGGCGTGCTGCCGGTCTCGTATCTGTCGCGGGCGTCCTCCCGGAGCTCGCGGAAATGGTCATTGAATTCCTCCAGGGTGCGGGGGTCGTGTCTGCCGATGCTGTCGAGAATGGCTGCGAGGCGCTCTTCCATTGCCTATCTCCTCGATCCTGCCGAGCGCCAGGCCGGCTGCGGGGGGTTGGATGGGCGCGGAGCGTTCCGCTGGGCCTGCTGTTTCACGGGATCGGCCGGAGTGATACTCCTTGTGGGGGCTCTTCCGTTGCCGGGAATGCCGAGCGCGGGCTCTGTCGGGCCGGCGCCGCCATCGAGATCGGGTGCTACGGTGCCGGCCATCTCGTTGTCGGTCATGATCAATTTGTCCTCGGGGATGTCCATCGAGCGGGAAATCTCCCGGGCGCCGTCGATCGCCTTGAACCACGGCTGATGTCCGAATGCCGAGGTCAACGCCATGATGCGGTCCGCCTGGAGCTCGCGCGCCATGACAGCCACGACGCCCTTGGTGCGCACCTTCACCCTGGCCAGGATGTCCAGGTTCGGGCTGTAGCGCATATTCCAGAGGTAGAGGCCGTGGATCATCGGCTTGATGCAGTAGTTGTCTACATGCCGCATGATCGTTTTCATGCTGCGGTTGCTGTTGCTGTTGAGGATGCTCGTGCCCGTGGCGGTCTTGGGGGCCTTGACGCCGAGCTGCCCGTCCGTGACCGAGGGAAGGAAGGTGGCCTCGTCCATGAACTGCCGGAACAGATTTATGAGCGCGATGAACAGCTGCGTGTGCGGCTTGAGGTCCGTTACCCGGATCGCCCTGGTCTCCGCGCTGCCGACACCCGGGTTGATCTTCGAGAGGAACACGCGCCAGGCGTGGATGTCCCGGGCGTCCTCTCCAGGTGCAAGCAGGGCGGTATTCGCCTCGATGAGCGGTCCCGAGCAGATCGCCGCGTTGTCGATCATCATCCGGGCGGAGGCGTTTACGGCGTCCTGCGTGTCCTTGGCCAGCATGGGGATGCCCTTGCCGAACGGGCTGTTGCCCGGGCGCTTGACGTAGGGGAACAGGTAGTACGGGATCGGTCCCTTATGCAGCCGGGCCCTCAGAATCCTGCCGGCGCAGAACATCACGTATGCCTTGGCCTCGAGCGCCTGCATCTCCTGGGGAATATCGAGACCTGCGAGGGCGAGCTCTTTGCCGGTGATGGGGCCGTAATAGTGATGCACGGCATAGCGGTTGGTTGCCGCAGGATCGGTGTCACCGCTGAGCAGCCGGAGCTGCACGAGCTCGGGTGTCATCTCGGCGTTGCCGTAGGGCCTCTCGTTGATGATAGCGAGCACGGCCAGGGGATCGACATCCGGCTCGGTGCACAGCTCGATCAACTCGCTCCGGGAGAGAAACTCCTCTTCGAAGAAGCCATCGCCTTCCTGGCAGTTGGCAACCTCCATGTCGGGGTAGCAGGAGAATACCGAAATTGCCTTGACCTTGGGCTTGTAGCCCTTGACCTCGGCCTCCTTGGGGTAGAGCTTCAGCGTCTCCGTATCGAGGACCATGTCCCACTCGTCGCGGCGATCCCGCACGGTGATCGGTCCCTTCATGGCGCCTGTGCCGGTGATGCACATCTCCAGGGTTGCGCTGTCCAGGTGGGTCACGAAATCGGAGTCCTCGAGCTGGCCTTCCATCTCGGCCTTGAGTGCCTCGGTGCGCCGGCGAACCTCATCCTGTATGTGCTGCGGCGTGATGCCCAACTGGATTATCTGCGGGGGCAGAACCAGGTCCATAGGTACCGGCTCGGGTTCGAGATCCCACGGGGAATCATCCGTGCCGATCAGGAAGTCCATCACGGCGGCATGGCCGGTGTGCACCTTCATCCCGGTGAAGCCGAGCCACATCGCGCAGCGCCCGGTTGCCCGGATCTTCGACAGGGTGAGGGCGTCGTACTGGCCATCATATCGCCGGTAGCAATCGAGCCACTCCTGCTCCAGGATCATGCGCCGGATCTTGCGCTCGTTGAGCTTGGACTGCAGGCCTGCCACGAGGGCGGAGGGATTGGGGAGCTTCGCCAGGCCATCGGCTACGGCCTGCCCGCTTTGCATGAGGGCCTCCCCGCCAGGTGTGGGCGGGACGCCTGCCATCATGGCGGGGTTCGTGCCGGGGAACGGGATCACGTTGGAGCCTGGGCCGGTGGTCGGAGGGATGGTTTCTCTCATGTCAGTACCCCATGTTTGTGTCGCCCGGCCGGTGATTGGGCGCCTTCTTGTAGATGACTGTCCGCGCTGTCGCCTCGGAGATGGCCACATCCTTGCCGCTCATGGAGAGGTAGCGGGTGGCGTCTATCAGGTGGTCATTGACTTTGACGATCTTGCCCTTCTCGTTGCGGTGGTAGGTCCGGAACTCGCCGAACCATGCGACCAGGGAGTCGAACACGACCAGGCGGCCCTCGGTGAAGCGCCGCCACATCTCCAGGAGCCCTGCCTCGACGGCGTTGTTGGCCTTCTGGAGATCGAGTCCATGGCTTCGGTACTCATCGAGGAGCTTCGAGCCGTCGCGCTGCCCGCTATCGTCCGAATGCGGGTCGATCACGCCCGGGATCCAGGGGCCTCGTGCCTGAATAGCGGTGGTGTGGATCGCGGGCTTCTCCTGCCCCTGCTTGTACTCGTTGTAGAGGTAGAGGATATCTCCCTCGGGGTCCCATGCGCCCCATACGCACGCGGTCCAGTTCCAGCCGACATCCATGCCGTAGGCGCGTGGCCAGCTCCTGGGAATGGGGAATGGCCTGCAGGTGATTGACTCTTCGGAGATGGGGAATATCGCGCCGGCGCCGAGCATAGGAATGCCAAGGGAGCGGGCCTTGAGCTGATACGGGGGGATGCCTTCGGAGATTTCCGCCTTCATCGCATCGGTGAGATGCGGTGCGTCGTTCCATCCGGCCATCTGACAGTACCTGCTCATGGCCGTGATGGTAACCCCGGTTTTTAGGGGGGTGATCGGAATTGACAGGGTACTGACACCCTACTGACAGGCTAGGTTATGTTATTGACAGTTGACAGGGTTTTTCAGGTGTGCTGGGGGTGGTTATGTCGAGTAAATTCTTATTCGATCCATGGTACCGATCTCCCCGGCCCTCCAGATCCTGGGGATCATCTTGAACAGCCTCTCTCGGTCTGGGTCTTTCAGGTATCGGCTGAGGGAGTGCTCGTAGTAGTATCTCTGCTTTGGGAGTCGCGTTTCTGTGCCGCCTCTGAGAGCCTTTTTCGGGGGGGGGTGATGGAGTCGGATGAAGGGCCTCTCAGGCTCCGTGCTTCTGTTCTCCCCATGCGTACAGCCTTCCCCATTCCAATACCCGCAGGCACCGGGCCCACCCGGGCAAAGGCATGGCTTCGTGGTCATGCTATTCTCCCGTAATTTTTCCGGTCCAGGGCATTTCTCCCCGGAAACCAGCGCCGGCACTGAAAAACTGTTTTCCCCAGGATTGAAAGTGGTGGCCATGTTCGCAAAAAGATAACATCATTCGAACACCTGTATCTTCCCGCACAGTGGGCAAAAGATGTGTTCAGGTGTCACTTTGAACAGTTCATTCCCGCAGCCTCCGCAGGACCATACCTTCTCGCCATCCTCG